TATAGTTGGGCCACCTGTTCCAAATTCAACATAAGCTGAATAAGGAGCATTAGCAAAAAAAAATGATTTGTTATAGCCTACCCTCGCAGTTGTATGACCTATTGATAAACGTAATTGATTCATATCAACTGGAGCTTTTAACTTTGCATCAGTAACCATATTATTAGCAGTTTCATTGGTAATAGATACTGCCGATCTTTCAGCATCTACTCCAAATGATTCAATCTGTTTTAATAACTTACTAACATTAATCTTTTGAGTTTTCATCTGTTACCCTTCCAATTATTTCTATAAAACGTCTGCGATCATCTAAATCCCTAACCGAATGGATAGTAAAATAATCCCCTCCATACTCAATGCGCATGTCCTTTGTAGGTTGAAAATCTCTGCGATATCTAATCGTAAATCGGTATGTCTGATTTATTACCTGCTCGCCGGCTTCCAACTGCCTAGAACCATCCGAAGGCTTTACATTGGCCCAAGTTACCAGCTCAGGTACAAATGTTATAACATAATCCTGAAATTCGTTTTCTACGCTTAGAAAATCGCCAAACGTAATACGCCTGTCTAACTTGCCTGGGTTCATTTAAAATAAAGTTATACGCTTATAAGGCGCGAGTAAATAAGTAACTACCTTTGGCATCTCCTCTTTAGGATTATCCCTGTTTTCGTATAAATAGGTAATCATTTCTTTTATAGCCGTTTCAATATCATCCTGTACATCTGAGCCTCCATCATAATTCCAATCATAACCAGCTACATAAGTGACTGTATTAAACCCTGCTCGATCAGTAATTACATGAGTGTACCATTGACTTTCCTCAATCTCAAAATCAACATCCTCAAAATCTTTATTAACGACATCCTCAACCGCAATTATTGGATAGTTGTATATCTTTAAATTTCCGCTTCGGTCCGTAATCTCGGTTATGCTCCTCTGCCATAACACCTGCAAGGTGTATTGCTCAACTTGATTTACCGCAGATTTTATCAATGCAGTTATCAATGTATCCTCGTAATCGTAATCTAAATCCACTCTCAGCCACAATTTCGCTTGATCTAGGCTTACTACGTTTAACTGATCCATATTCTTTTTTCTGTTTAAAAGGCTTGTCCATTATTTTGTTGCTAATTTACTAATTTTTAATAACCATTTTTCAAACTTGGCTAAATCCTTAATCGGATCTAACTGCTTTGCCCTTTCAATTGGCTTTTTATCTTTAAATAACTGGTCACTATTTGTTACCGCTTCAACCCAAGCATCTATATTGTTCCTCTGAACGTAAACGGCGCTATCTGCAAGGCTTTCTCTAAACCCTGGTATATCTGATGCAATTACAGGAATATTGCAACACAGAGCCTCTACCTGAGCCATGCCATAGCTATCATATTCACTCGGAGCAATCAGCAATTTAGTCATTGCCAAATATTTCCTAATATCCTCAGTAATTCCAACGTATTTAATATTTCTAACCTTTGCATCTGTAATCTGCGGGTAATAACCACCCTGGACCGCTAAGAATTTATGGTTAGGCATCCGCTTAGCTATCTCAATTAATATCTTTCCGCCTTTGTTTTCGTTATGGTTTATTAACGTGATATATTCCGCTTTGCTAGTATCGACATCCTTAAAATCTCGGTAATCTACCGGCGGATGCAAAACAAAAGTTTCCTGCTTATAGTTTAACTCTTTTTTTGCCTGCTCGGTATTATAAACAGTATAAACGTTTTTACGAATATCTACCTGCGGATAGCCGGCATTGTTATGAGTGAAATTAATTATCTTTTTATTTACTAGCCTTTGTTTATTCATAGCATAGTAAGTGCCTGATAGCTGGCAAAAAACTAAATCGGCCCAATCCCATAAATTATTGTGACATATTTTGTAGTCCTTAACCTGCGCATAAACATCTATGCCCTCATAACTGTAATCCTGAGGATACCTAGTTACTGCCTTAACCTCATGCCCTTTACTCATTAAATACTTGCAAATCCGGTGCAAACAAATCTCTGAGCCTGCCCTTTGATGAGGCAAATATATTCCTGGACTTAATAGAATTTTCATATTATGTTTATGTATAAATAAGGTTTAGGAATCTTTGGCGTGTTATGGTCGTAATTATGTAAGTCTGTTTGATGATAATGGATTGATTGTATTTTATTAGCCGGATTAAATAACCTATAACCTGCTCTATTTAACTCATACGCTATCCGATTATCACAACCTGGAATGCCTAAATAAAAATCACAAAACCTTACATTTCTAATTTTGCCCTTAAATATCCAAGTATCCTGGCTAAACCTCTCATTGTGTAACCTTAATCCATCTTTGCGCTTATCCCATCTGCTCAACGCTATACATTGCCTTTCCTTTATGTCAAGCTGGGCCAAAGTATCATTAAAATAAATATCACTATTTGCAATTATGGATATATCATTTACCGACCTTACAGTATCATTAACTAAATCAAAAAAGTTATGATATGTCGGCCTTTCAGCATTAACAATTATCAATTTGCCAGATATTGGCAACTTAACATCTCCTTCAACAATTAAAAAGATATTATCAATTAACGGATTTTGGATATTTTGTTTAAGGCAGTATAACAATTCCTTTTGCCTTTTAGCATCTTTATCCTGATAAAACGATGTGTAAAGATTTACCATAAATATTTAATCAATGCTAAAACCGCTAAAACTAAAAAGCTGAAAGCCAATAAACATATTGACCAACCAATTAAATTAAATAAAAACCTAACTATTTTCATATTGTTTTAATATTTTTTTATATTGTTTATGATACTTGCTAATTGCATGATAGCCTAATGAGCCAAACTCAAATTCAGTTTCTACGCTAAATTTATTACATGTTTCCCTATTGGGCAACTCAATCCCCAATTTACGCATCTCATTACAAAAGTATATATCCTCATTCCCATCTAATTGCATACCCCTGTAAGGTGTATTTACGCAAATATCATACATTAATTTTGGATTTCTAATGCTTAACCCTCCATTCATGCAACCAGGTATTTTTTCAATCCATGCACCAATATAATTCCATTTTAAAAATTCCTCAATCCCTGACTTTAATAAGCCTGAGTCATGCTGAAATATTAAAACCCTATCATAAATGCAACCCCTCCAAAATGATGGATTAGTTAACACATTGTTATAGCTTAACGGCGATCTTAGGGAATAAATACCACCCTCATACGGAGGCTGAATATGAATAATTTCCCAATCCTTTGGCAAATACTTCTCATGCTCATCAATGGCCTTGTTAGCTATCTCAACCCGATCATCAACAATTATAGCGGCATATCTCATAGCTCAACAGTTTTGGTAATCTTTACATTTAACTCATGATCTCCGCCCTTGCCATATTGCCAAATTGTAATATCTAATCCGCTATCCTCAGCCTCTTTTATCAATTCGTTTAATATGTTTAATTGCTTTCTAATCTCTTTTGCGTAATCCATATCTGTCATACTAAATCCTTATTAAAGTTTTGATGCATTTTAAGGCTCTCAGGCAATTCGTTTTTATCAAATGGTATAGTATTCCATAAATTGTAAGAAACGCAATGTAGGTCTTTAATATCGTTCTCAGGAGTCCATCCGTAAAACGTATCATCTAGCCAATTTTTTTTAATTTCATTAGCATGACCAAACACCAAATATTTATACCTCATGATTGGCTCAGGCTGGCATGTACTAAAATGATAAATGGTTTGTTTTAAATTTAGGTTTTGCTTATTGTTCTGCCTATGCAAATTTTCCAATCTTATAGGTCTAAACCCATCTAAGCAAACATGATTGAAAGACCTCCAAAAATTTATAAACCCATCAATGCCATAAAATCGCTCTTCATTAGTAAAGGCATACTCATAACTATCCTCTAGCTCATCAGATTTATAAACCTCATCTGAATCAACTGTTAGGACCAAATCATATCCAGCTGAGTATTTATACTTTACATTTCTATGTTCATTCTCGGCGCCGTATCTCTCCGCCCTATCCCAAATCATTTTATCCCCTAATACCTCTTTGCAAATATCAT